GTAAGAGATGGAGACATTGGATTTGATGTTTATTGTTCGGAGAATGTTACCATTCCAGCCGGAACTGTAAAAAAGATGGCAACTGGTATTCAACTTGCAGATATGCCTATAATGGATAATGATCGTAATCGTATTTTTATGAAGATTGAGGGACGTAGTGGATTAGCCAGCAAGGGAGTATTCCCTGTTGGTGGCATTATAGATCCAAACTATCGTGGTGAGATAGGCGTTACCCTTGTTAATATGGGTTCAGAAGACGCTGTATTTAGCGTTGGAGATCGTATTGCACAGTTGGTAGTTTACAAGGTGTCTACTGCTGGAGAGGTAGTAATGGCTGAGAGTGATAAGGTAACTGAAACCAATAGAGGTTCTGCGGGTTTCGGTTCGTCTGGCAAGTGAATAGAATAATTCTTTAAAGAATAACGCCGCTTGGATTTAGTTCCTGGCGGCGTTTATATTGAATTTTCTAATAGTATATTAATTAAAAAATTTCATATACTATGCTTAATATGAATATAACAACAACAGAAAGACCTATTGTAATTGTAGATGCACTGAATATTTTTATTCGCCATTATATGGTAAACGAAGAAATAAACAATAAAAGTGAACCAATTGGAGGAGTAACAGGATTTATAAAAGCATTAAATTCTTATGTCAATACTTTTTCTCCACAAAAAGTGTTTGTAATTTGGGAATCTGGTGGACCTTCTCCTAGAAGAAAAAAGATATCTGAAAATTATAAAGCAAATCGTTCTAAATTAAAAGAATTTGTTAAATATAAAGCTGGAACTGGCAATATGAAAGATATTCTTCGTTTAGATGAAGAAACCAAAATAAATCAATTAATGATTTTATCTAAATTGTTAAAAACAACTCCAATTTGTCAAATCTTCATACCAGAAACAGAATGTGATGATATAATCGCTTATCTTATAAGAGGAAAATTCTGTAATATAACAGCAAAAAAAATAATATTATCTTCGGATAAGGATTTTTTGCAATTATTAGATGATTCAACAGTTGAAATATTTGATCCTGGCATTAAATCTTTAATTAATGGCGAAAAAGTTTTAGAAAAATTTGGTATTTCTTCTAGAAATTTTTGTTTAGCCAAAGCTTTGGTTGGCGATGAAAGTGACAACATAGAAGGTATACCAGGGGCTGGTTGGAAAACAGTTGCAAAAAGATTTCCAGAATTAGCGGACGTAGAAAAAGATTTAATGATTTCTGATTTAACAGAAATAGCTAAAAAGAATTATAATCCAAAAAAACCAATTAAAATTTATCAAGATATAGTATCTTGTGAAAAATTAATAAAAAGAAATTGGGATTTGATGTATTTAAATATCGGTGCTTTATCGGCTTCACAAATCAGCAAAATTGATGGCATTTTAGAAGCATATGAGCCAAAAATGGATAAGCTTACATTTATAAAAACCCTATTAGAATCAGGGATTTCAATCAATTTAGACATAGATTCCTTTTGTTCTCAAATGAGAAATTTTTTAAGATAAATATTCGACGGTATAAACAAAAAATCTTCTGTGGTACAAGTGAATAACTGACAGGATAGGAGTAGTTATGAATACTATGAGTGAGCAAGTTACTAATTCTGAATTGGAAGTCTCCAGTACAGATACACAGGGCAAAGTTTTCTCTTTTGATAGAAATTTTCAAGAAAAAATCGTACAAGCATGTCTTGTAGATCGACTTTGGGCTTCGCAATTTTCAGAAGTATTGGATGTGAATTATTTTCATTACCCATATTTGAAACTTGTGGCATATGAATATTTTCAATATCATACAAAATATAAGGAATTTCCTTCGTTTGATTTGTTGCTTAATATTCTTAAAGATAAGCTTAAAAATGATAAAGATTCCTTAATAAGAGAACAAATTAAATCATTTTTAGTTAAAGTAAATGACAATCAAGATCTTGGAGATCTTGGATATGTTAAAGACAAATCACTTGATTTTTGTAAAAAAATTGGTTTACAACGTGCATTGGAACAATCGGTTGATTTACTGGAAACTGAAAAATATGAAAAGATAGTTGATGTAATTAAAAATGCTATTACTGCTGGAAATAGCAATACACCAGGATTAGATTTATTTTCAGATATTGATGCAAGATATAGTGAAACTTATAGAAGAACAGTAGCTACTGGCATTACTGAATTAGATAGCCGAAAGATTTTGAATGGCGGCTTGGGTGCTGGAGAATTGGGAATTTGCATTGCACCAACTGGGGTAGGCAAAAGTCACTTTCTAGTACACATTGGAGCAAGTGCTTTGAAGCAAGGTAAAAATGTTCTACATTATACCTATGAATTAAATGAAAGAGCAGTCGGTATTCGTTATGATTCACATTTAATTGGAATCAATTCAATCGAATGTTATGAACATAGAGAAAAAATCAAAAAGTATTATGAAGATAATAACGACAATCTTGGAAGATTGAAAGTAAAATATTATCCAACTGGCACTGCCACGATCAATACTATTCGTTCACATGTAGAGAAATTGGCGATTCAAGAAAACTTCAGACCTGATATCGTCATTATTGATTATGCAGGGATTATGCGTTCAACCGAAAAATATGATCTTCTTAGATTAGAATTGAAAAAAATCTATGAAGAATTACGTTCATTAGCAAATGAATTAGATTTGCCAATATGGTCTGCTTCACAGTCTAATAAAGAAGGTGCTGATAAAGATTATGTTGATTTAACAAATATGGCAGAAGCTTATGGACAAGCACATGTCGCTGATTTCATTCTTGGGCTTTCTAGGAAATCTCTCGATAAATCTACCGGTTATGGTAGTGTATTCATTGCAAAAAATCGTAATGGAATTGATGGTGTCAAATATCATGTACATTTAGATACAAGCAGATCTACTTTGAGAATTGTAACTGAAGATGAATTGAGGAATATTCAGCCACAAGATGATGAGGAAACTGAAGATTCAATGAAATTCTTAAGAAAAAGATTCAAAGAAATTCAGAAGAAAAGTGATCGTTGAATAATTTATGGAGTATTTTAAAAAAATACTAAATCATAAAGGAGAATATTATAATGCCGCTACTTGATAGAAGAATTAATTACAAGCCATTTTTATATCCGCTATTTTTCAATCAAAAATAATAAATGGGACTGCACAGCATATTTAATATGGAAGGGACAAAAGCATGAATACAGAAAAATATGTTGGAAAACAATATGCAAAATTAGTGGTTATAAACTATTCGCATGAAGACAAACATCGTCAAAAATATTGGTTGTGTAAATGTGAATGTGGAAACGAAAAGACAATAAATATTGCGAGATTAAAATCTGGGAGAACTAAAAGCTGCGGTTGTTTACGGTCGGATCCAGACATAAGAAGCGTCATAAATAAAAAAAGATCAGAAAACGTTACTGAAGAAACATTAAAAAAAGTTCATTACAAAACGTTATACGGAAGTCATAAACGTCGGCATGAACCAAGATGGTCGAATGATACTATGATATCGTATGATGCTTTTGTAAAAACAATACACATGCCATGTCATTATTGCGGTGCAGAAAAAAGTAATTTTTATCATTCGTGTTACCGATCAGATGGAACAGTACGTATCCACGCTGAAAAACAAAAAAGTTATATAGCACACTCAAGTAGCGGAATATCTTATAATGGGTTAGATCGGATTGATAGTAAACAAGGATATATTGAAGGAAATGTAGTTCCTTGCTGTAAACGATGCAATGAAATGAAAAACAAATACTCAATAAATGAGTTTGTTAATCATATTAAAAAAATATTAGAACATTTAGGAGAAAAATATGACACTACTTGAAAGAAGACTTAACTATAGACCTTTCTTATATCCAGAAAGTTATGATTTTTGGCTTAAACAACAACAAGCACATTGGCTCTCTTCGGAGGTCACTCTCAATCAAGACCTTCTTGATTGGAACATGAACCTTACGCCTTCTGAAAAGTCTGTAATTGGCGGCATTCTAAAGGGATTTACCCAGACCGAGATATTTGTTAATGATTATTGGTCAAACAAGGTAGGTCGTTGGTTTCAGCATCCAGAGATTGTTATGGCTGCTACAACAATGGCTTCTTTTGAAACTATTCATACGCAAGCTTATTCTCTACTTGATGAA